GGGTTTGCCAGATGTTTTAAAGATTTGTAATCTGTCATTTCTAGAATCTGATCGTATGACAAGATTCTACCAGATATTTGTTGAACTTTTTCCGTAGGAGCATCGTGCAAATCAGCAACGCATTCCTCACGCAATACCTCAACAAATGCTAAAAAACGAATAAATGTATCGTGCCCCACAAGGGTCTGTATGTCGGAATCAATATTAGGCATTTATTCCTCTGTCATTGTTTGAGTATTCATACCGCCCATTGTAGATGGAGCAGTTCCAATTTTACCAATTTCTGCATTTTGCATTTGTTGAAGCTGGAAATTATATTGTTGTGCATATTTTTCCAGACGACCCTTAAATGCTTCATCCGATTGAAGGCGTTGCATAATGTCGGGCTGTTGAACGTATTGTTGAATAGCCTGAAGTGCAAACTGAGCACCATTTGGTCGTGCTGGAACCTCAATACCAGAATAAATCTTAGATAAGTCATCAGTAATCTGAATACGAATATCCTCTTGTGCATCTTTGGCTGGCATAATCATACCATCTGCCAAAACGGGATCAATCGCATTTGCTGACAACTCAAGCAAACGGTCAATATTAAGGCGACCGTTTCTATCCATTTGGGAAAGATTCAATAACTGCTGTAATTTCTTCTCCTGTGTCTCTGGATCAGAGTTCAACACATCGTAAGTAATAATCACATCATAATCCTCCATCGGATCACCCTTGTCCATAACTTGTGCATCGGGCACACCAGTTACACGAAAGAATACTTGGTCAGGCCCAAAACGCTGAAAACATTTATATGCCAGTTTCAGAACCTCTGCGGTATGGCTAAGGAACTTATCAACAAGGAACTGCTTCTTGGTTTGTGCAATAGCAGTATCGTCCAGTCCAAGCAAGCGGTCAGCTTGAGCTTCTAGGGTTGATTCAATCTCAATAGAACCACTTGGTGCTGGCGGAGATGGAGCAAATTCAATATCCCCCTTACGTCTATATGGGATAAACCGCCCAGGCCCATAATCATGGGGTGCTTGACCCTTGGGGTGCATAAGCGGTGGTAAGGTTGCCCAACTATTACGGTCAATGCGTGAATCACGCTCAATCTTTACTTGGTTTTGTATGCCACGAAGCAATGACGGGACGGTATTAGTATCGTAAAGTCGTTTGCTGTCTTCCGATAGCTTGGTAACAATAACTGGATAATCTTCATATCCATTAAGTAGTTCAAACTTAGCATAGGGCTGAACTTCAGCACTACTTGAAAGCTCACGGTGAAAAATAGTTTCATAAATTCCCTCTGAGTTATCTTCGGGATCAATCAGGCGTTGATAACCATGAACAATCTCAATCAATTCTTCCGCTTGATATACGGAGCTAGTAAGATTGCTTTCCAAAACGGGTGATCCAATTTCATTACGCTCAATGCTGTCTGCATTAACGCCACGATAGTGTTGAATAACATAATCAACAAAATCCTCGTTCCATCCATCGGTAACAACTTTATTCTCTAGTTCTTGAGCCGTGTAATACGTTCTCCAGAAACAAAAAGGTGCTCTTTGGGGATCGGTCACATAAGAAGGAAAAAAGAAGTCCCCGTCAGGCGAAAGAGTCTTAACTTCAGGTGCGTTCACCTGCCTACGAACTACTGGAAGTTCCGTTGAACCCTTTTTGCGTAGTTCTAGGACTGCTTTTTTAGCTCTCTTAGGGGTAAGTCCCTCAAATGATAACAATAAAGCCTGCTCTACTTGTTCGTCTGCGTATCCAGACATAAACATATCCATAGCCTCCTGCGAATATCCCGCAATCTGCTGAACATTGAGGTTTTGAACAATTCTACGATCCTCACGATGCCATCCGACATAGGTAATCAAAACACCACGCTCAAGAAGATAGTTAGCACCTAGCTCCATTTCTTGCTTAAGTCGGGGAATATAACCCGAAGAAACCATCCACTTTAAAAAACTTGAAACAGTTTTAGCACGAGCCAAGTCATCAACGGCTACGGGAAATGCACGAATATTTGCACGAACCAATGAAGCCATAAATAATGCAACAAATCGGCTAATCCGTTCGTCAATAACATGGCTTTCCATATCGGATGCACCCTCCCAAGGAAACGCATCGGCTCCATGCTTTCTTAAATCGGGACTTTTCCCAGCCCAAAAATTACGCCTATCATCATAGGATGTGCGGCATAAATCAAAAAACGATGAAAGCTCAGTTGTTGTGCGTGCATAAGCGTTTTGGAGGACGCTTACATTTGGTTCTTTACTAACATAAGTTAGTTCTTCGGAAATGTTTTGATTGTCCATATTTAGTGAAGATATTCTAACACGCTAATCAAGCCGTCAAAAAATTTAATCATATATGAAAAATCTAAATCCAAAATTAAATCAGTCATCGTTTTGGTCTGGTGTATATGTATTTTGTTTCGCCGTATGTATTATCCGCTTGGACATAAATATATTTATTAACCAAGTTTTTAGCCATGCCGTGCTTAACTCTTACATTAACACATTTGCCTAGCTCTGGTATTTTAACAAATACAAACAACGGGTTATTGCAAGCCCTAGCTACACGCCCACGATATATCACGGGAACTGGTATAACTTCATCAAGCACTCGTTGCCCACTTTCGTCAATCCAAGTGTTTTTGCCAACGCCAGAGATCATGTCTTCCTCTAGGTGTTGAAAAACCTTTTCACGCATTTCATCAAAAGGAATCTCAAATTCCTTCGCTATTTCTGTCAATCTTCGTTTAGCCATTAGTATCCTCCATTGCCTTTTCTAGTAACTTGTAGTGATTCGGGGTTTACAAAATCAGGGCCTCTCCCGTCATTTGCCATTCGCAAATAGCGAATAAGGTCAAAAAAGTCCTTGAGGCACTCATCAGTCTTGCCGTTTGCGTTGTAGTGAACCAATGCCTCAATCAAATTCCCGCAACTTTCGTGTATATAGCACATTGGCTTATTGGCGTAATCAATCTTCCGATCTTCGTCATAATCAAACCATTGATCCAATGCAATGATGCCTTCTCTTTCCTGCTTGCCACTTGATGGAACAAAATCCATATTTTGATCTGAAAACGACATAAACAAATCCTCATTGTTTTCATTTTCCCTAGCAAAATAACGGGAGTCACCGATACGCTCAAAAACCTGTATTCCTTCCTCACGCTCTATCTCACGGAATAACTCCGCATAGCCCGCTATGTCATAGCCAATCTTCTTGGATGCGGGGCCAGCCCTCCACCTTGGGTCACCAAATATAGCCCATTCCCCGTATGAATCCAAGTCAGGCCATTCTCTCTTTATATAAACATTACCGTCTTTATCTACCGCCGCCCAGATGGATACAAAGTTCCTATTACCCGCAGGGTCAACAACCTGATAAATAGTATATTTCTGGGGATTGCGGATGTCGGGGAACGTCATGCCACTTTGATTCGGCGTATCCGATAGCACATTAACTGAAGTGCTGAACTTCGGAAGCAAAGATGTCATGCTACGGACTGGATAACCATAAGCACGACACAATATCTGATCCTCCGTAGAAGTCTGTAAATCCTTCTTAATACGATCATACCCGCCAAATGGGTTTTCATCTGAGTGCAAATATACTACTCCAGCGTCACGGGTATTACTGTATTGGCGAACTGGTAGCTTGCGGTTATTCAAAAGCTCCGCTTTTCGTGTTTCCAATGTTTGTGCACCCTTCAAATATTCAGCCACAAAGGATGTGTAGCCATCAATAGGGGTAAAACCTAAAAGCATCTTGCTATTTCGGGTAGCTAGGCGGAAACGAAGTGTGTTTACCAAGGACGCATCACCCAAATACTCATCCAGCCAAGCACCAATATTTAAGCCCTTGCAATTACTAAATCCGAACTCAAAGCCCTCAAGAATAGTCTGATTATTGCTGAACTGCGTATAGGTCTTGAAGTCCACCCGTGTTCGGGTGTCAGGAAATATAAAACTACTACCCGTAAATCCATTCTGCATAGAAAAATTAATATAACCCTCAATGCTCTTGGTTTTCTTCTTGAACTCCTTGGGCATCATCTCCCAAACCGCCGCTTGCTGAACCTTAACAGAAGTATCCGCATTCTGGCTAAAGCATACAATATGCCCGTCATTCTGCGAAGTTACATCCTCCATAACTAACTTAGCACACCCAGTAGTCTTCCCCGATCTGTTTCCCCCGAAAGTAATAACCTCATTGTATGAACCCAAGGCTTGGCGAATCCGATCCCAGCCTACTAAGTCAAACCCATAGCGAAGCGGGTCTTCTACACTAGCCCGTATCAATCCCTCGTGCTTTTCGTGCAATTCCTTCAACAGGGATGGATCAATCTCACCAAGGGCTACAATCTCCTCGTCAGTAGGAGCCTTAAGTATCGGATGCTGGGTAAATTCAATCATCTTCTTCTTCCTCGGCTTCCCATACTATTTCTTCTTCCATTTCCTCAGAAATCTGCTCTGAGGCACGATCCAATAGCATTTTTGCTATCATCCAATTATTATACCTATATTGTAATTCACCGTCACTATTAATAACCACCAGAACATAATTATCATAATGCTCAGTCAAATGGTGCTTAATAAACTGTATTGAATCACTCATC